CCTACCAGCGCAACAACATAATCACTGTTGCTGTTATGCTGTTGCTGATTCTTCACCTGGGTCTCAGCCCAAGTGAGCATCGCTTTCATCATGAAGTACATGATTACTCCAAGTTTGAGTGTAGCTGTATTGCTATTACTCACTCATAGAATTAAAAAAAGGCCTAGCTCCTAAGAACTAGACCTTTTAAGCTCTCTACGCTAGGTAGAGAGCTAGAACACCAAGATACATAACAGCGACAATCGCCGCTGCCAACACATGATGGCTTTCTTCACACCACATATTGCCTCCTAAGGCTGTGATGGGTTTCACTGGTTAAGCCAGTACTTACGAACCCATAGGGTATAATTTCACCCCGGTGGGCTCGCAACTAAGGGTCCCTATCGAACCCTCTAATATATAATAGGTACTCAACCATTTTATCTAGAATTTATTTTGCCTTAAGCGATTCTAACTCGGTTATTAGACAATAGGTATCTCAGTACTTTATCCACTTTTCGAAAGCCATCCTTCCCTTTCTTTTTCTCTTACTTTTTGCTTTGCCTTAAGCGAATTAGAACTCTATTTCTCCATATCTTTTTCTGAAAATATTTTTTAAACACAAAATGCATTAGTATACAGCTTTCAGTCTATGTTGCGTACAATTCTTTTTTAGTTATATACTAAAAACATCCGGCGACCTTTCCTTTTTTCTTTTCCTACGAGGTAGAATTGACTAACCAAGAGTTATTTGAATATTCACGAGATCTAAACAAATTACTATCTCATGCAAATGATTTACTTTCATGTCCAGCCACAAAGTATTACCACCTTGTTGTTTCCAGTCCTTGGGGTCTAGAGTGCAAGTATGCCAAGGCCATAGCCCAAGAGGTACCTGAAGGTAATAAAGAGCTAGAGGGTGTACTCAGAGCCCTTATTACTACAGCACAGGAGTTATTAGATGTCCAAGGATGATAAAGCATTAGCATTAAGACAGCATCAATATTTAAGTGAACTTGGTGCTATTCCCCCCGAATATACTGCATGGTTACAAAAGTTAAATCCTAAAAAATTACAAAGAATTAACCAGAGTGTATCTAGGTTCAAGCATGGTTTACATGCAGTGGCACCATTATCATGTTTAGGACCATCTAGGTGTCCATTTTTAGCGGCATGTCCATTACAAGAGCGAGATAGTACTGGGGACCTAATCACAGCAGATCTTAAGGATTATCCTATAGGGTTACAGTGTGTATTGGAATCAGAGTATATGGTTTGTAAGATCCATGAGTATGCCGAGCATTTAAGGGTAGATCCAGCGAACCCAGTAGAGATGAGTATAGTAAATGAGTTAGCTCTTTTAGATTTACATAAAAATCGCGCACTTCTTGTACTTGCCCATGGAGACACAGCTGGTGATGGTCGAGATTTTCTAGTCAGAGATGAAAGTATAAAAGGTTTTTCAGAGAATGGTACACCTCTTACTGAAGTACAAACCAAATTACATCCAGTAGCAGATTATATTAATTCATTAGAGAAGCGACGTGATAAGTGGTTTGATAAACTTATGCAAACACGTAAAGCCCAAGCAGATTGGGCAGCTAAAATGGGTGGTAATCAAACTACTAGCAAGGTACTTGAAGAAATCCAAGTACTTAGAGAATTCATTGACTCAGTACGTAGTTCACAAGCAGATAATGAAGAGGGTATTGGATTAGACGAGGACTGGCAAGATGACTAGAGCACATAGGAAATTCAAAGAAGCTACAGAACCTAAAGTAGTAAAAGAAGCTGTAGAACTAGAAGAGGAAATAATACCTGTACCCGAGGGTATAGTGTCGGCACTGAAAACTAAACTCAAGTTACATGCTTATCTTATTAAGTTCTATCAACATGATAGGCTTAGTGTAAGTCTAGAAGTAGAAGATGATCAGTGGATTCTTGTCTGCAGGGGTTGTAAACCTGAGTTTAAATTTTATGCAGGTTATAAAGTAGCTTGGGTACCAAGCCATTATTTATGGACAGAGACTAAATCGTTATAACCCTAGATTTTATTCTTAGTACACAAGGGATATAATTAGGACATGGTTAAACATCCATTATTAGATCGTCCTAGTGTTATTCTAGATATTGAGACCACGAGCTTAACTCGTGGTTTATCTGGTATTACTGAAGTAGGTGTAATTGATCTTAATACTAGAAAGATCACTGAATACATACTTGAACCTAATCTTGTATTAGGTCGTCATAGTCAGCAACAAGATCAAGTTAAGCTTAGTGTAAGTAAAGCGGATTTATTTGAATATTATCCTGTTGATGAATGGCACGAAGTATTTGGGAAACAAGGTGAAAAGAAAGGGGTATTAAAACCCAAAGCCACAGCAGATGAAGTTATGGCAATGCTCAAAAAACAGGAGCCCTTTGCTGCTAAGGCTCATGAATATACTCCTCACCTACGAGGTGAAGCACCTACTTTAGCTGAAATTGCAGAGAGAAAGAAATTATTTGCTAAGTTTGGTATGAAAGTACCAGAAACCATAGAGACTACAGCACAAAAGTTACTTTCACCTGGTGGAGAATTAGCTGAACAACTTAGAGGTAAAATTGTATGGATTGCTAATGCTCCTTTTGAAAGCTCTATGGTTGGTGCTCATTTACAGGCATTAGATGCTCAAGGGGTAACAGGACCCAGCGGTGAATCTGCTTCACGATTCTTCAAGAGGGGAGCAGAGACTCAAGGAACAAGTGCTGCACCAATGTATGTAACAGGTAAAGAAGTTACTGCAGCACGTACTTTAGCTAAAGACACAGGGGACTGGGTTCCGGTTTGGAAAGCATATAATAAATATCTACCAGCAGCAGGAGAGACAGCTTATCGAGATATTCTGGATTTACTAAGGTCACTTGGTTCATATGGAAAGCAATTAGGAGTTAATCCAGCTAGATCAGTAGAAGCTGGTGTAAGTATTAATACAGCTTTCCAGTTATTAGCTAGTACAGAACCCCAAGAGACTGTACGTAAAAGGTTATTGGGGCTTAAGGAAATTCATAGAGCTGCTGAGGATGCAGCTTTACATGAGTTATATGTATTAGAGCGTTCAGTTGAGTTAAACCAAGCAGCTCAAGACATGCTAGATAAGACACCAATGGGTTTAAAGCATTTGAAGCAAGCAGGTGTAGACTCTGGGCCTTTAGTTCAGATACGCGATTATTTTGCACGTCAAGCTTGGGTTGAGCGAAAGACAGTTGAGGAGCATGCTGCGAAAAGGCTTGCTGATGCTCAGCTAGATATTTTGGAATATAAGAAGAGTGAACAGACTTTAGAACTTAACACACGTAAGTTATCTCAAGTAACACCTTCAGGAGAGGCTACAGAAGTTAGTATAAAAGTACCTGTAAAGAAGGCTTATCTCGAAATAAAAGAAGTCGCGGAATTGATGGGTAGAGAAGGGAGATATCCCGGCATAGACATAGGGGAGTTACGTACTGAACTATCAGGGCTTGGGGGACAAAGCTTTAGTGAACAGCGGGCTAACATTGTAGCATGGAGGGAGTCTAAGTTATTCACATTAGACTTAGAGTCTGCTGCTAAGGTTAAGTATAAGCCACAAGGTATATTAACTGGAGCACTTGAGGCACTTGGTAAGAATAAGACTAGAGCACTTGGAGGATTTGCTATAGCAGCTGGTGGTCTTACTGCATTAGGTTTTTTATGGGGTAATGCGCCAAAGGCAGAAGAAGAGAGACCTCAGAGATTAATGGCTGGTGGTTATGATCAATGGCTTAAATATCAACAAGAATATGGTGGTCAAGGTAGTCAACAATTAGTATCTAATGAAGAAAGACAGTTTGGTGCAAATGCTAGAGAATATTATGGTCATGGACCTAGAAATCAGTCTTATATGGATGAGGGACATAAAGAGACTGCAAGGAATTTAGCTCAATATTCTGGAATGAATTCATCTGGTGTATCAGGATCAATGCGTAAGCGTATAACTGATTTTGGTTCACCATATAGAGGACCTGTAGGTTCTCAAACTGTATTTGCTAATCAGGAGTTATTAGCAGAAAGAGAAAAGTGGTTAAGACAGCAATATACTCATGCACATTATGATCCAGAGATAGGTTTACATGGATTAGCTGGTGCATTTAAGACTAGTGTACCTCGTGGTTATAAACTACTTAATATGGGTGAACGTGCTCAAAATCTACCACAAACAATGCGTGGTAGAAATTTAAAGATGTTAGACCTTAGTAAGGGATGGAAGATTCATGCTTCTGATGCTGATACACTTGAATTAAAACGGGGTGGGATGCGCGGGATGTTTCTTAGTATGTTCCGACAAAACAAACCCTTTAGTATTCGTCTAGCTGGTATTGATGCTCCTGAAATTGATCACCCTGGAACAGGTAACTCAAGAGGCTATCACTCTCCTCAACCTGGTGCACAAGAAGCTATTGCTGTAATTAATGAACTGCTTGCACAAAGAGGTAAAAAACAACTGTATTACGATCCTGAGAATACTACTTATGGTAGATCAGTTGGTGCTATGTTTGTTGGTGAACAAAATATTAACCTTGAATTAGTTAAACGTGGAGCCGTTGCTTATTTACCTTATGGAAAAAGGAAAGATTCTATTATTCAACGTCGTGCTTTTGAAGCTGCTGAGACTCGTGCAAGAAGTGTTGAGAAGGGTATGTGGAAACATCCTTACTACCAGGTTTATGCTGATGTAATGAAACCAGGTGGGGAACGCGTAACATTCAATACAATGACCCAAAAAGGAAGGCTAGCTGAATCAGTAGGCTTAATGGATACTCTAGGTATGATGGAACAAGCTGAGCAGCAAGGGTTTTATAGTAATTACCAACAAATACAAGCAGCTCAATTAGGTTCTAGAATTAGTGCTCAAAATACTGATAAAGTAACTCCTGTGGGTATGTCAGTAGCATCATCGCATTATGATGATTATATGGCAGATATGCAGAAAGACATTGGTAGACTTATGACGACACAAGGAACTCGTAGTCATAATAGAACAAGTAGAAAAGGTGGTTATGGTAAGCTAGACAGGCAATTAGCTCTAGACAGTTTCGATACAAGTGTGAGAATATCAAGAAAGAGAAGACTTGAAGTAACAGAAATGTATAATGCAAAAGCATTGGCAAGAAAAGAAAGCCAAGCACAAGCACAACGTGATGCGAATAAATACATATTCGCATCACCAACTGGGCATCATTTAATGTAGGTGAGATATGTCAGTGTGGAATCCCCAAGATAGTACTAAAGGAGCACTCCATTTAATGGGTGGAATGCCTGAGACTGCAACTAAAGCAGGTGGTTCAGTATGGAATTGGTCTGGAGTGAGTTTCGAATTTGACCCTAATGGCAAATTGACTACTAGTGGCAAACCTACTTTTTCTGGTGCTGGTATGTCTGCTGTTGGCATTGGTATGACTGGCTATTTTGCTTTTCAAGGGTATCGAGAAGATGGAGTTGTTGGTGCTGCACGTAATTTAGGTATTGATGCAGCAGTCAATATGAGTATGGCTCAATACGGTTATACACAACTAAAGAATAGCGATAAAATAGTTCCCAAACCGATATGGGCTGGTGCGCCTAAAGCTTTACCAACTGTTAAATCAGGATGGGAATGGTTTCATCCTGCTAACGCAGCTAAGGGTCTCACACCCTTAGCTAGAATGGCTTTCCGACAAGGTGTAGGTTACGGTGTTGGTTTTGGTGTTATGAATTCAATTAATGGACCACTTGGATTTCTTGCTGGAGCTACTGCAGCTAACCTAGCTACAAAACATGCTGGTGGATTTGGTGCAGCTGGGATTGCACTTGGTGCTACTTATATGGCTGGTAAAGTTGCTATAGGTGCAGGTTCTAGTATTTTACGAGCAGGTAGACAGCATGCACGGTTACAAAGACAAGTACAAACTGCAGGTGATATGTCTTCGTTTTCAACCAAAGGTGCGTTCACAATGAGAGAACGTGCTGTCCAAGCGATCCAAAAGTCGCATTTAAATTCGAGATCCGCGCTCGGTAGGGAAGCGAACTTTTTTCATTCAAATAGAAATTATAATAGTATGTATAGGTAATAGTTTTGAAAAAACAAATTGAGCAGAAACTATACGAGGTAAATGAATATGGGTATACTCATCAGCGAACTGGTGTTGTCTTAGCAGATGATGAAGTTCAATGGCTTGTAGATAATTATAAAATCAAAACCCATTATGCTGATTCTAATGGCAAGACAGTTAAGATGCATCCAATGTGTCTGGCATGTCAAGCCAGACAGGTATTTAAATATGAAAACGCTAGGACCAAAAACAATGAACCAATTGAGGGCTTTAACGTTCCTTGTAAGTTTCTCCCTGCTAGTTTACCTCCGGGAAGCAAAAAGTTATTAAAGCAATATCAAACTCAAAGCAAGACTGATCCTGAACGCGCACTCTTGTATTTGAAATCATCAATCGATCCCGCTAGTTGGTGTTCGTTGATGTTTGGTTTCAATGATAATACTCCTAACTGGAAACTTAGACCTTATCAAAAAGAACAAATCAGATGTAGCACTTTAAGATTTGTTGCGCGCCAAGGCCGAAGATCAGGCAAGAGTTTTTCAATTGCTCTAAAAATGATTTATTATGCTTTTACACTTCAGGTTGATCGTGGTGTAGATGGTGAAGGTAAACCCGTAGTGCAGGGTCCTGAGATGATAATCATTACACCTTATCAATCTCAGATTAGTAATATTTTTAATGAAATTGAAAAATTAATTAAACGTAATGCTGAGCTAAAAAAGAAAGTCAAAAGTGGTACTGGTGGAAACCTATATATTAAAACGCCTTTCTATTTTATGGAATTAGATAATGGAGCAACTATATCTGGTTTTGTATCTGGTGTAGGTGCTAAAAAAGATGAATCTGAAGGTGGTACCATTCGTGGTCAGAATACAGATGTTATCTACCTGGATGAAATGGATTTGATTCCAGATGAAGTTTTAGAGAAAGTAGTTACTCCTCTACTACTTACTAGACCTGGTGTTATTCTATTGACTTCAAGTACACCAATCGGTAAGCGGGGACCATTTTTTCGCTATTGTAAAGATAGGGTGGATTTCAAAGAGGATTATTATCCGAGTAGTGTATTACCTCAATGGGAGGTTTTAAAGTACGAAGTAGAAGAGGAGTCTACAGAAGATGGATTTGCTGCAGAATATATGGCTCACTTTATTGAAGGTTCGTATGGAGTATTCTCACCTAGCTTAGTACATGAGGCACGAGCTGCTTATGTATATTCTGATGCAGGTTTTGAAAATGAAAGGTGGTGGTTCGAAAATGCAGGAGTTAAAGTACGTAACCAACTAGTTACAGTAATTGGTATTGACTGGAATAAAAATGCTGGTTCTGAATTTATAGTTGTTGCTTATGATCCTGCACAACATCATTGGTTTGTAATTGATGCAGTTAATATTAGTGCTGGTCAATTCACTTCAGTTAAATTTAAAGAAGAAGTTGTTAGATTAAATCTTAAATGGAAACCTGACTATATATATGCTGATGAAGGCTATGGACATCATATTATTGACGACCTCCACTTTGAAGCTCATAGATTAAAGAGCAAAGAAAACAAAACCATCTTAGAGGAACAAACTGCTAAACTCGGTGATAGATTAAAGTCCTTTAACTTCTCACAAAAGGTGACTCTAAAATCTCCTATTGATGGTACTGATATTGTTAAAAGTGGTAAAGAGTTTATTGTAGAAAATGCCGTTCGTGTTTTTGAAGAAAAACGTATCTGGATTCCAGAAAACGATAGAGTCTTAATAAATCAATTGCTTGCGTATACAGTGATTAGAAGAAGTCCTTCAAATAATAAACCTATCTATGGTGTTGAAAGTAAAAGGATTGGTGACCATAGACTTGATGCATTTATGCTTGCCCTAGGAGGTTTGTTTCTAGAGAATTCAATATATTCTGCAGGTAACTTACCTGTAAGTAAACCAACTATGATTACTAAAGAAGACTTGGAAAAAAAGAATAATAATCAAAGAATGCCAGGTGCAAGAGAGATAATTAAAGCTTTTCAAAAACATGCTCCTATTATTCAACCTCAGATATTAGATATCCGTAGACCTAATATGCCTTCAGAGGAAGATGTGCGTGCTTTATATGAAACCCAACAAGGTGTTAAGAAGAAAGAGACTAAGAGATCGAGAGGAGATATCCGTAGTGAACCCGAAGATGGTATGCTTGTCTCAATGTGGAAAAGAGCTAAGTCTGCTGCTGGATTTGCAACAGATGAAGAAAGCTTATTTAAATCTCGTAATTCTCCTCGAATAACTAAACGTCAAAGAAAAACCCCAAGGGGCAGACAACTTAATAGAAGGAAACGATAATGCCTAAAATGACTCCCCTAGAAGGTTTTAAGAATGTTGCTCGTTGGGCTATTAGAAATAGAACACCTGGTGCATTTGTAGGTGGACGTGGTGGAGGTTGGGCACCAAACTTAGCAGGCGACATTGTTGACTATGCAGAAAGAAATCTTGGCAAAGCTCCAAATAGAGTAGCAAAAAGCCTTACAGCAATTAATGAGCCTGGAGTAAGTCGAACAGAATTACTTGAAGATATGTTGAGAGTAGAACAAGACTCTGCCCAT